TTGGCTTTATATATTAATAGCCATCTACGATAATCAATATTAGCTTTCTGTATTGTCTGTTTTAGTTTCACCATATAATCTTATGTACTCCGAATCTTTAGTAAAATCAATTGTTGTACTTTCGTAATGTAAACCATCATTACCATTTTGACCAATAATGTCCATACGATCTGGATTAAAGTCAATGATACCATCTAAGTTAGCNTCTTCCATNTCNATNAANTGTTTTGCATTAGGTGACCATTCTGAATTAATCTCTGGATGTTCAGCTAAAATATCAGTCCTTGCTTTGTTTGCTGCCATAGCTCTGGCTTCTATTGCATCAGACCAAGCTGATGATAAAATACCATGATTAGCTGCGTGGCTTGGTGCTACCCAACCTGCTGGCTTGATTAGATCTGGTAAGCCTAATGGATTTGGTCGTGATTCTTTCACACCAACTTCCTTTGCCATGTTAGCATCTAATACTGAATCCCATGCTTTGTGAACATTTACACCCATGGCATCTAATGTGCCAATAGCTACAACACAAAGATCAATAAGACCATCGACAACTTCTTCTGCATCTTCCGTGATCAGTGCCTCTTTAGTCTCATCATACTCTTCTTTGATAAAGTCTAGTCTGAATTCTAAATACTTCTTTAATTGAAATGGTGAGGCATGGTTAATCCATTCCCTAACACCATATTTTGTTTGCATACGATTAATATCGTTTACCCAATCTGCTGACATAAGTCTCCTTTTATATTCATATTTACTATTATATCACACTTTTGATGAATGTACATACCTAAACAAAGAAATCTTCTAATGAAACTTCATGCTCGCTGGTCCATCCAACTGCTTCTAATACCGGTTCGATTGCACCTAAGAATGTCTTCTCGAACTGTAGGTTATAATCAATATACTTCTCAAGTTTAAACTGCCTTGGAAGATAATCAACGAATGCAATAACATTCTCTTTGATTGGATTTGGCTTGACAAGGTATGTGAACTTGACCTTGTCTCCACTAGTTATCTTCTGTATACTTCTATTTAGCTTTTGTTTTGTAATCATATTATTGTGGAGTATTGCCCCACGAATATGGATAGGTGTACCTTTCTTGTATATTGTTTCACGATCAGTCCACTTGTTTAGGTTATTTACACCTCGAGGAAAGCTAACCTCTTCAGCCGATGCATTACTGAATGCAACCTTGAAGTTTGCTATGTCTGCTTGTACAGTTTCCTGATCAGTATCAATGATTCTCTTGAATATATCTTTGAGTGCTTGTCTACATATGGCCGGGGTAGATGATTTGATTGCTTCGATACCCATAATCTTTAATTTAGGTTGGGCATAACGAACACCTTCATTGTCATGCACGTTTAATATGTATCTCTTCTTTGCTGTCCATATACCACGGTTGGCAATTACCTCACGGCCCATCACCATCTTGTTCTCAATACCACCAAGGGTATTATATAATTCATCATAGCATTTAGTGAGTGCACCTTCTAATGCACCTGAACACATCTTATCAAGGAAGTCAATAGGATTATTAGGGCCGAGTCTTTCCACGAATTCATTAAGGGTAACATAGACCGAGTCGGTATCAATGGCAACAACATAATCTTTATTGGTTTGCAATGCTTTGTTTAAGTAATCATTAAGGTTATTCTCTGCCCAACGAATGGTTGCTTGACCAGTTAATGTAATACCTTCGGCAATTCTCATGTCAAAGTATCTAAACCACTTATTACCCATCGCACCATACAAAGAGTTGAGTAGGATCTTTAATGCCATCTGTTGGTTCTTGGCAATAGCAATACGTTTCTCTAGACCATACACTTCAGACTTGGTGGCGGTAAGCTCAAGCTCTTGCTCAGCTTTNAGTTGTGCTTGCTTGAATTTGACACGGTCATCATAGATCTCTTGAATGATTGCTGGTAATATACCAAGCTTCTTTGTACTGAACCGTGTACCACCTACGGCCAATGCAGTATCTGGTTTATTATTCTTTACTTGTTTGGCTAGTACAGTTTCAACAGTAACATTAGGCTCATCATCAAGGAGGATAGTCTCGGGAGACATATTGTATTGCATAATGATNNNTGGATANAGAGAGTTCAAGTCGAATGAACATACCCAATCATGCATACCNACNTGNGGTTCTTTTACATAACCGCCAGGATATGCACCNTTAAATGATTCNGTNTTTTGTGGNACAGCTATACGTTTAGNATGTAAGTCACGATAGATNAGTGNATCCCATATAGCCACAGTGCCAAGCACTTGCTCATAGTTCACACCACCTTTATATGCCATGGTTAGACATAGACTAATAAGACCAAGCTTGTCTTCCATACGGTCGATGAGCTCTACGTCTTTGATATTATAATCAATAAACTTTTGATAGTCATTGTCATGTAATTCATTGAGGTCAGAGGCTTCACCGAAGTCAAGCTTCTTTTCACCGAGAACAACATTAGCAATATGATCTAACTTGTATGATTCTTGTGGACCATATGAGTAACCGAACTTCTTAAAGATTGCCATGTAATCTAAGATGGCTACACCTTTGATTTCATACTTAAGTGTGGATTGACCATAACCCGTGTGTGTCTCACGCTCGTCAATCATTCTCCATGGTGATAGGAACTTCTCACGACCATTATCGAATACACGTTTGATACGGTTAATAAGATATGGTATATCAAAGAACTCACAGTTCCAACCTGTAACAATATCAGGGGAAGTCTTAGACCAATGATAGACAAACTTGTGTAAGAGTTCTCTCTCGTCTGCACACTTGACATAAATTACTTCATGGGTTTGCAGCAAGGCATTGTCTACATCATACTCACCACAACCGAATGTATAATAGGTATCATCTATGTTATTCTTCATTGTGATTGCTGTTACTTCCTGATCAGCCAGAGCTGGCTCAGGGAAACCATCACCGAACTTACATTCTATATCGATTGAGGTAACATTAATAAGATTACGATCCCACTTGATTACACCAGGGAACTCTTCATTCAGATACTGGACCACATAGTTGGTATTGCCATACACTTTAAAGTTTGGTACATCACTGTAAGACTTGATAAAGTCTGTGGCTTCACCCATTGAACCGAATACAATAGGTTCTACGGAAGTACCATCGAGAGAATTCCAATCATGTGCATTATTACCTTTGTTGGTAACGAATAGGGTTGGTTTGTATGGAATAGTGAAGGAGACTTTCTTGCCTTCCTCATATCCCATGTATTTGATTACCTTCCCGTGACGGAAAGCATTAGTATAGAAAGAATTTGTCATGGTACCATTATAACATGATACCACAAAAAGTACATATGTTTATGTTAATATTTTTGGAGTCTCGTTCAATTGGATAACGTTTTCGCCGTGAAGCATTTGTTTATATTGATCTTTTAAATCATCGGTTGGTACAAGGTTAAACATGATATGATCTTTCTTGATTATCATTTTATCCATTTCACAATAAGACATATAAGGCATGAAGCCAATTTGATCTTTATTTGGAATTAAAAGAACCGGATGTGTTACTGTTAATGTTAAACCTGATTCATTTACTACATACACTAATATCTCTTCACCCGAAGTTAATCGGATTAATTTAATTTCATTCATAATTTACCTGTGTTGTTTTGATTTATAATCTTTGATAGCTGATTTGATTGCATCCTCTGCTAGTACACTACAATGTATCTTTACTGGTGGCAAATTGAGTTCTTCGACAATAGAAGTATTCTTTATAGATTCTACTTCACTTACCGCCATACCCTTTACCCATTCAGTTAATAGTGAGCTAGAAGCGATAGCTGATCCACAGCCATATGTTTTAAATTTGGCATCAGTAACTACGTCATCTTCAATCTTTATTTGAAGTCGCATTACATCGCCGCAAGCAGGAGCACCTACCATACCAGTACCTACACTTGGATCATGCTGATCCATTACACCCACATTGCGTGGATTATTATAGTGATCTAAAACTTGTTCTGAATATGCCATATGCTCCTTAGTTAATTTAACCTAACAGCAATTTTGCTGCCTTGTTTAATGAACCTAAATTGATAGTTTGAGGCTTATCTTCTTCTGGAATATCGTTCTCCAAAATAATAACAAGCAAACCATCTACAATATCTGCACCAATCACTTTGATTGTGTCAGCTATAGTGAATGATCTCTCAAACCCTCTAGAAGAGATTCCACGATGTGTGTAGTCTCTAGTATCTGTACCACCTTTTTTCTTACCGGTTACAGTTAATACTCCCTTCTCGAGAGTTAGGTCAATGTCTTCTTTACTAAATCCTGCAACAGCGATCTCGATTAAGAAATGACCATCATCTTTTCGAATAACATTGTAAGGTGGATATCCTACTCCACGAGCTTCTCCCGATGGGATTGCTTGTAATGTATTAAAAAGTTGATCGAATCCAAGGAACGTATCCCTTGGGAAGTTAAATGCTAAGTTTGACATAATTGTCCTCCTATATTATAGCAAGGTTATAAAATGAATACCCTTTCGGCATACTCACTTTTATTTATATAGGTTTTATTTAATACCTATATTATATTTGGGACATAATTCCCAATCTGTTTTATCTTTGTGACTAATAATTTTAATTTGGTTTAGTGCTGCTGTGTCACCAATAGGTGCTATGGTCTCTAGTAATCCCCAATCATCCATTAGTTTGACAATTGTGTTCCTACGTTTAAGATCATTCTGTGTAAGATTAGATGGCTTACCATCCAATAAGAATAACTCTTTAAAATGAGTTATAAAATATCTTCCTTGCTTATGAAGGATATGACATGATTGATATAATTTATTATCCTTCTTCGAAGCTACACCTATTCTTGTAAGTGTTTCACGAATCTTAAGGAAATCATCTGGTTCTGCTATTGTAATTTCTAACATCATATCTGGTTTCCAATTTACCAGATTATCATCGTTGTATTCCGCCATGCTGTATTCTTCCTTTTATAGTATTCAAGTTGTCATTACTTAAAAGCGGAAGGACATCACGTGCTTTCTCATTGCTATAACCATAGTAGGTTTTAATAGCATTGATATTCTCATCATCTATAGATTTGTTCCACTTAGAAAACCTATTTCGTTTTCTAACTATATTTATAAGAAAATGATACTGCAGTTTGCCATCCAGATGGTGGAACTTATTCATTTCATTGGCATATATAACAGTATCAGGGAAATAGGATAGACCACGATTAACCATAAAGGCATTGTATTCTTTCTCATTCTCTAGTATATCCTTTTTAGAAGAGGATATAGATTTGATTAACTCAAATGGATTCATTTAAATTAGTCTTTACATATTTAACACTGTCTAATATAAATGATCTCCAGCCTTGAGCTTCAACATCAAAGACATTCATATAATCTCTGTTCT